GGTGATTTGGAATTACCACTCAACATATCCCTCAGACTTCTTAGCGCTAGGATAGCCTGGCGCGCCCCCTTAACTCCACCGTCAAGTATCAAATCCTCAATATGAGTCATATGAGTATTTTTGCCTGCGGCCTCTGATAAGTGATTTTTAAATGATTTTATAACTTTCATTAAATTTGATTTCATTAATTATCCTTTATATAATTTTTTAAATTCATTTGTCATAGTAGCATTAAAATTAGGAGCACTTCTGAAGTCTCCCTTATATCTTAGTGTTATATTACATACTGTGACTTTACCAATCATTAAATCGAATTTTAAATTGGCAGCTGTTGCACCAGGTTCGAATGCTTGTTTAGCACCTGGAGTAAATATCATTTTGGGTTTGCCTTGAGTGAATAAATTGTCCAGTTGTGATGTTACTGAATCAATATCTTTATATTCCCCCTTTTCTACTACTACGCCTTTTGATGGGCCGTAGTCACCTATCCCCGTAACCAATGTAAAATCGAAATCAAATTGTTTTAGTTCTTTTAAATCAGCTTTAAATATTAATTGTACTAACTGATTTGCAATTAAGTCTCCATTATCCATAATGGTTTTACCCATTACTTTAAATAATGTTCTTTTGCCTTTCAATACTCTATTTACCAAGTCATTTGGTATTCTCTGTACGTATTGTTTCCAATTTTTATTGTTTGGTCTTTCTTTCTTTAGGTCTTTCATTAATTCGGGTGATAGGACTTTGAGTCTCGCTGCTAGTTTTATTACATGCACATAAAAATTACCAGCATCTTTTTCAATACCTTCTCTTACCTTTTTAAGTTCTGGAGAACCATTTAAAAGGCTAGAAAAAGCTTTATTAATGAGAGTTGGATCACCTGTTGTAATCCTTGGTTTTTTCTTTAACGAAACTCCTAAATATTTTTTACCCTTTCTAATAATAAAATCAGAAGAGTTAAAATCTGTCATTCCGTATTTAGTTCTTTGAAATTGTTTTACATCATCATCCCAGGCTTGGCCTGTTAAATAAACCATATCTGCTCCACCATAACCTGCACTAATTATTGCATTAGCGGCAGAAACGGCTTGACATAGATTTGGATAATCACCTTTCAAAGCATCAACTTGACCTTGTTTATATCCCTTAACCTTTTTCAGTTGGCCTCTTACCAATTCTATAAGAGCATCCATTTCATCTGAATTAGTTATTTTATGTTGTTTAGGAAATACGCATAGTGCCGCAGTCATTAATTCATTAGGGTCATCCCCAGCAGCACTTCTTTTTCCAGTAGGTCTTACGTTAACGTAAATTGTTTTGTCTAATTCATTATATTGAATTGCATAATCTTTTTCTTTACGAGCACCAGGGACCTGGCCTCTAGATAGTTCGGGGTGGTCATCAATTATTTTATTTGCAAGAGCAGTAAACTTTTCTCTATCCTTATCATCAATTAATTGTGATATGGCTAGTCTTTTTCCTGTTTGTTTCTTAGGTCTTGTGTCGTATTCTATTTCAGAATTGATTGACCCGATTTGATCATCTATATCAGACAATAAGTCTAAAGCAAATTTCTTTTCATTGCCTGTAAATTTAAGATTAGATAAATCTTCTCTTATTTCTTGTCTGTAATGTTGACCAAAACGTCTCATTGATAGCCCCTTAAAGTATGTGACATATCTATTTATAACATTTTAGTTATCAACTTCCTCTTCAGGCGTGTCAAATAGATAAAAAGGGTTGGGTGTTATATTACCCTTTCTATCAAATGCTATAATTTTAGTTTCATGTAATTTAGTTATGGTCTTTTCAGCACCAGCCCTAATCCCTATATGGTATGCTTGATATCCACATCCCATAATACATATTAAAAATATAATATATTCAAACATAAATTCGTTCCATGTTTGAATAATATCCTTTACCCAGCATAGAGGCATGAAATTTTGTAGCCTCTTTTAATGATTCAAAGATATATTCAGCGATTATCGTTTCTGTTTTTCTTTCTCTTGCTGTTACTTTAAAAGCCATTTGGTCATGTTCTCCTGTATATCCGCCACACATTATTACTTTCCTATATGTTGTATATCCTTACTAGGGATAACTTGGTATGCGCCCTTGTTATATGCAGGGGCGACTGTGAAATTTTTAGAAGCTTCTTTTTTCCAAGAATCATCTTTGCCACATTGATATTCAGACTTACCAGTCCAAGATGGATATTTCTTATTAAATTCTTCTATCTGCATTTGTGCATAAGATTTTTCTGGTATATAAGCCTTGAATACGGGGTTTACTTTACGTTTTGGTTTAAGTGAAGTGGTTTTTCTTTTACGACCAGATGGGTCGTATCGAAGTGATCCAATATAATTCATAATATCTCCAATAATAATAAAATGGAATCTCTCTCATGTTCCTGCGGCCTTCTCGGTTGACAACCCCTCATTGCTTTAATACGTCCAATAGGTGACGTTGATTTTATCTACAGAGAGCTTCGAATCTTAGTTCAACCAGTCTATCAATAAAACTATCATTATCCTTGCAGTATGGAAGTTTATCTATCCCATAATTACTTGCAATGTCATTAATTACATTCCAAATATCATCGGAAGCCATTTCACATACATCTGCCAGAATGTTTTCCATTAACATTTCATTTACTTCGTTTGACATATTTACTCCTTATTATTTAATATAAGTATATTATATCAAATCCTAAGTACTTTGTCAACACTTTTTTAAAATAAATTTAATTGTTTTACATAAGTATCTGATGTTTTGCGAAAGAACATTGCGCCTGATGAATCCTGGGTTAGTACAAACATATCTCCTATTTTAAATGGAGTTCTTTCTACTTTTAAAATTTCATCAGGGTGTGTATCGGTCATTCTTAAACCGGTCTCGTCAATCATAAAATTGTAATCTACATACAGCATTGTATTTCCTTGTATTGGCGCACCCGAGAGGAATCGAACCTCTAACCTACGGCTTAGAAGGCCGTTGCTCTATCCTATTGAGCTACGGGCGCAGTATTTTAGTTTAAATTATATCGTCTAATGGAAAGATTTGGTAAATAACATCACCAACTGCTTTCGCTATTTCGATATGCTCCTTCTGGGTACCATTTTCGGATCTTAATTGGACGTAATGAATCCAAGAACGAAGAGTTCCATTTACATACATACGGGACATGGTTAACCCTTCAGGTAATACTGCTCTTGCTTGTTCTTTAGCAATACCAGCCTGAATGGCCCATTCATAAGCTTGTTTACATCTTTCGATTACAACTTCTTGATATGATTCCCATACATAATTAATAGAGTCTTCCATAGGTATTTCTACACTGTTCTGTCTATTCTTATTATCTTGGAGTCTAGCTTCTCTAGTAATAAATTCCATATCCTCTGTGGGATTGGCATATCTTTGAGAAAACTCTTGGAATGAAAAAGAACGATGACGTAGTATTTGTCTACCTATGTCTCTTGTGGTTTCAATCTCAAGACAGGCACTTACCATTTCTAATGGAGACCAGTGCTTGTGCTTGATTAGATATTTTACAAGCTTCTCAGCCGTTTGTTCGTTATTTTGATTAGAAGGGTTACTTACCCTTGCACAAAATGCAACCATCTGCAGTAGGTCTTCCGAAAGTTCACTATCTGCAGGTGGTTGACTATATGATATAAGTTTCACATTAAACATATATTAGTCACTCTTTACCAAAGTGTAAACGCCCCATGCGAGGCCTACCCATGCGAGTAGTTTGGCAATTCCGCCAAATAAAATAACAGAGCCACAGATTACAATAAGCCCAAGACCATCAATTGATGTTCTTTCTCCTACTCTATCCATAACCCAATCTTTTGCGTTTAGTAACATATCCATATATTTCTCCTATATTTTGAAGTCTGCAAACGTGTCTTTAGTTTCCCTATCCCCCCACGTTGCAATTGGTTTATCGGGGATAGTGCTGTCGGCAATTAAATCTGCCTGAGCACTTTCTTCAACATCATATAGTTTCATGCGGGAACGATCGATGCCAATTACAAATCTCTTGTACTTGGTAGGATCATTATACCGGTTTTTCAATTGTTTTACCAGTATCTGGCCAAGTTCCTCTAGTTCCTCTGTTGAAATAAGAGCAAACATTAGGTCTGCCGTTGCAGGTAAACCAAATGATTCCGAAGTGTCCTCTAGTCCGACATCAGTATTACTAAATCCAGACCTCGTGGTCTGTGTTGCCGAAACAATCGGGACGTTAAACTCTACAGCAAGTCCACGCATTTCTTCTGCAATAGCCTTGATGTAGGTATAACTATTTATACTTCCGCCCATACCTTTCATACGGGAAGAGGCACAAATATTTAGATAGTCGATATAAATCATATCGGGACTAAAATTCTTTTTAAGTTTTAATTCGTTGAGTAGTGCTCTAAAATGTCCAGTATGAGCAGCACCTGTGGGGTATTCTTTAATAATTAATTTACCTACAGAAGCCTTAGCAATCTTTTCTATCTTAGTATCAAATACCTTTTTAGGTAATGATTCAAGTTGCTGTATTGGTAAATCCATTAGGTTGGCATCTATTCTTTCTGCAATTCTTTCTTCAGCCATTTCCATAGTAATATATAGGACATTCTTACCCTGTTCAAGCACTGATGCTGCACAATGACACATAAATAATGATTTACCTACACCAGTTCCTGCCAAAGCAATGTTTAATGTTTTATTAGGTAAACCACCCTTTGTAATCTTGTTCATATAATCCAGATCAAATGGTATGCGATTCTCTACCCTATTATAAAAATCATATCTGTCGTCTGAATTGTCTATATAATCGTGGCCGATGGCCTGATCAAATGATACACCTAATGCTGATGATAATATTTCTGGTATCGCGCCTTCTGTTTGGTCTTGATTCTTGCCATCAATAATCTGGATTGAATCCATAATGGCATTATATACAGCTCTATCCTTACACCATTTTTCAGATTCACTTATAATATAATCGGTATCAACATCTGTCTTTTCTTTAATTTCTGATATAAGACTAGCAGCATTATTTAATATATCTTCGGGTGCATCTAGTTTACGTAATTCTAAATCTAGGATTCTGCCGGTAGGTAATTTATTATGTTTGGCTACAAATTTTACAATTAAATCAAATACAGTTCTATGCTGTCCTTCGAAATAATCTTTTTGTAAATACGGTATTACCCGTCTGCAGTATTCCTCGTTATTGAGGAGATGACTCAGAATGTGAGTCGGTAGTTGATTCGTTATATCCATTCTTTTCTTTTTCCTTGATACTATCAGTTACAATACTTTGTAATACATCACCCAAGTAATTTTTAAATTCTATTGAAGTATCCAATTCGTCTATATTATATATTCCAGCATCTTGTATATTAAATGTAAATGAAAGTGTAGCCAAATCCAGTTCTTGGTCCTCTTTAATTGATACTGTTCCATATACAACCACTACACCAGCATAGGGAGAGTTATCTTTAAATTTAACTCCATAAAATGCCTCTCCTTCTTTTTCTACAAATGTGTACTCGGATTCATCAATGTAATTATTCATTAGGCTTCCTTATCTAGGTTCCAAAGTATCCTAACACCTTTAGAGGTTCTGTTTAGGAAAAATTTATATTTAGTTTGCTCTTCTCTCCATTCTTGTAACCATGCATGGCCGTCTCGTTCAGCATCTGCAAAGACAGCATTGGTAACCACAATAGGTATCAATATACTAGCATGTACAATAATACTTGTTACTATGCTATAATCAATAAATCCCATATAATATATGGCAATAAATCCAAAAAATGCACTCCACATACAAAATAAAACTAGCATAAAATAGGCTTGTAGACTAGGTTCTGGTACATACCTTAACGGGTTATATCTAACATCCATTACAACTCTCCATGAATCTACAATCCACATAAAGAATCTTCTATATAAACTTGGCTTTTGCATTATTCTTCCTCAAGGTCTATTTCAATATCAAGCATAGGTTTATGGCCTATTTGATAATGAGCCTTGACAAACTTTTTAAAGTCAGTCTCATTTAAGATAGGATCCCAAAATTCTTTTGTTTGTGTATTCTTTTCACGAACCTTAGGTTCTACTATCTCTCCAGTAGCATGGTCAACTCTAGCATACCAACCCATAGTTGGTTTTACTACGTAACCTCCTGCCATGGCAACATCGAGTAGTCCACCAAATTCGGAGATACCACCTTCCCATGTAACAGCAACTGGAATCTTGGATTTTTCTTTTACAAATCTAGACTTTTCTACATTGATAATAAAGTTATATCCTTTAATCTCTGTTCCTTGTTTTTGTTGTTGTCTTCCAATAATCCAGATATTATCTGCTGAATAATAAACGCCAGTACCACCTGATACGATTGCCTTAGGGAATAAGCCAATTTCTTGATAGGTATGATTAACAGCGAGTAAAGGGACATTCTTCATAGTTAGATAAGGAGTGACCATTCTGAATAGTCCCTTTAGTGCCTTGGCCCTGGACATATCTGCCACGGACTTCTCGTTAAGAGCATCTTCTAGCTCTTTTTTACTTGCAAGGTTACCAATGGAATCAATTACGATAATTACCTTATCACCGCGCTCTATTGCATCCAGTTGGTTAACCAAGTCAAACTTTAATTGTTCTACATCTGTAATAGGAGTATGTAATACCCTTCCAGCATCAATACCAAATGATTCAAAATATGATTGGGGTGAGCCAAACTCTGAATCATAAAATAACATTACAGCATC